TTTACGAGTTTGTTGTTCACGGGTCTCTAATTTGCGTGAGGTTTTTTGTTTACTATCTGTAGTCATATTACGCCTCCTTCACGTGTTTCGCGTACTCTTCGAGCGGCACACCAAGTTTTTTTGCGATAGCTACCTGTGAAGGTGTGAGTCTCACAGTGCGGCGGCCAGAAGCCGTTTTTCTTGCAACCGAAGCAACTTTTTGCCTTGGTTTGTTTACATCCCCTCCGTCTGAAAACTTATGGGGAAACTCTTTTCTTATACGTTTATCTACTTCAGTATAATAGTCATCGGACCTTGGGTCAAACCCTTCTTCCATTAAATTATTATGTATATCATAAGCTGTATAAGTCATAGCATTATCGTTACCGAACCACTCATTTTTTGAAGCCCAAGCATTAGCTTTTGGGTCAGGCGGAGCCTGTTCAGCAGCAGGTTGATTATTAATTGTTTGATTAATATCTTCTTTTGGTTCTTGTTCTATTTGAGCTTTTCTTTGTAAAGCTTTTGCTTTTGAGACTTTTAAACGTTCATCTTCAATAGTTAAACGAGATATTTCTTGATTAGCAGCAACTTGTTTTTCAACATCTTGTGCATTTATGGCTGCTTCTAAAGCTCTTTTAGCAAATTCTTTTTGATTAGTTAAAGCTTTTTCTCTTTCTACAAGCATAGAATCATTTTGAACCATACTTGAAGATTTAAGTTTGTCTGATTCTTCTTTTATTTTTTTTGCGTAATCAATAGCAGCTTGTTCTCGTCTTTCTGCTTCACGCATTTTTTTTGTAAGCTTATCAATACGTTTTTTAACACCTACACTATACTCTTCTAATTCTTCTTCTTTGTTTTCTACAACAGGAGTTTCTGTTGTATCTTCTTGAACCTCTACAACGGGATTTTCATTGTTGTCTTCTTTAACAATATCAAGTTTATCTTCTTTAAGTTCTATATCTATTGATTCTCCTGATGTATCTATTGGAACCATTTTTTCTGATTTATTTGTTTGTACTTCTTGCATAGAATTCTCCATGTTACATTAAATTAGCTGGCAAAATGTCTCGAGGATCTTCGACAACTGCCAGTACTTCATCGTCGTTGATTATGCGAAGTTCACCACCATCAATGCTAAGTCTTGCTCCTGCATATTTTGTAATGATAATCCAATCGTCTTTTTTGCACCATGCACCATTAGGAAACTTATCTTTATCCATATAAGCATCAGGTCCTACGGCAATAACTTTACAAATATTAGTAGCAATAGAAGCTTGTTCAATAGCTGTATCTGTAAGAAGAACGCCACCTGCTGTTTTACCTTCTAATTTTAAAGGAAATAAAACAAGACGATATCCTGTTGGTTGAGGTACTTTTTCTATGTCTTTCTTTTGTTTCTCTTTCTTCTTACCATCCCAAATGTGTTTTGGCATAATAAGTTTACTTGCTGGCTTATTCATCCGATAGCTCCTGTTTTTTTAGCAGGTCCGTGAGTTCCTGTACTTCTTGTTGTAAGGCATGTAACTTACCTGT